GATACTTTCTAAACTTAGCATTTGTTTGATAATGGTCGTCTGTACTCTCATCATAATCACTTTGTAGTGTATTCTGAACGGTAGTACCATCACTTGCTTTACCTATTGCAAGTCCTTCAAAACCATTATAACCAAAACCTTGTCCGTCGTTAACATCAATAGTATCAGTACTATCAAGTTTAGTCTTTGTGTAAATTAAAAGACCATTAACATCACGGTTTAGGGCGTGCATAGCGTATTCATTTGAAATCTGAAAACCAGCAGCGTCTACTCCTACAGCGGTTGAAGCTCCTGTTGCTAATGCTAATGCCATTTAATAATTCCTCTTTTGTTATATTTATACTATTTATAATCTATTATGTGTTCTCTAATACAGATATAAATGTGTCTGTATCTGCCACATTACTCACTACTCTTATTATATCATTTGCTTCTAAATTGACTGGTTTGTCTAATATAAAAGTGTTATTTTGTGGGATTATACAACCTTTTATAATACTTTTAAAAGTTGTTCCACCATCTACCGTTGCCGATACATCTACTACTGCTTGAGTAGCAGCATTCTTATTTGAGATATAAACAGCGTGTAATACGGCAGTTCCATTAGAAGGAGCAGTATATACATTTGCACCTACACCATCAGTTGTTGGATTTGCCTGTCCAGCATTTTTAAAAGCACTTGCCATTGTTTATTATCCCCCAAATACTACAGCAAAAGCAAGAATATCTCCTGTTAATGCCAAAGTTCCACTTGAATTTGGTAGTTTAACCGTTCTATCAGCAGTCGGGTCTTCTACCGTTAATGTTGTTTCGTAGGCGTCAGGTGTAGCACCTTCAAATATTATATTTGCATTATTAAAAAATATGTCAGTAGTTGTTGTATTACCAGCATTTAATACTGATTGAATATTAACAGCACTTGCACCACCAACTTCTTTAATAGTACTCGCATTTAATTTTGTAAAAAACTTACCATCAGCGACATTCATCGCCAATTCGCCAATCTCTAAATCACTTACACTAGGGACAGCGGCGGAAGTAAAACTTCGTTTTGGTTTAAGAACGGTAGCCATTAGAACGACCCACCATCAATAGTAGTAACCTCAACGGCACCACTTGTTACCGTGAAGTTATCAGTACTAAACGAAGCAACTCCTTTATTTGTTGTTGTAGCATCCTCACCAGCAATAGTAATTGCAGAACCTGAAGCAGTCGTATCAATTCCTTCGCCAGCAGTAAAAGTTAATGTACCACCAAGACTAACCGTACCTGTTCCAGATTCACCAGCAAGTGAAACACTTGGATCAGCAAGTTTAGAGTTAGCAATACTTCCTGCCAACATCGCATTTGTAATACCACCAGCTTTAACTTGTAAAGCGTCTGACACAACAGCGATTGAAGCGTCATCTACATTAACATCTAAAGTATTCCCAGCTTTTACAAGAGCAGCACCAGCTACTACTTGTCCAGCACCCGAGAATTGTGATACTGGTAATTCTGTATTGTTAGATAATGTGTTGTCTGTTAGTGTTGGTATACCATTGTGAGTAAATGTATAACCATTATCACTATTAGCAGTTCCTTCTTCAACGAAAGTAAATGAACCACCAGTTAATTGAGCACCTGTATTAGTATCGGAACTTCTTTCCATTCTCCAATTAGAAGAGTTAGAACCAACATCTGTTACCTTGTAGATTCCATTTTGTCTTGCTTCTGTTTGGTCTTTAACTAATACTCTATCGTTAACTGATAAGGTAACACCATCTATTGATAAAGCGGCCTGTGTTCCAGCATTATCTAATCTTTTGTTTGTTTGGTCATAAGTAACCGTTAAGTTAGCAGTAGTAGCAACTCTACAACTATCTTTAACATCTAATCCTGAAGTAAATCCATCAACATACTCTTTAGTAGCTAAAGCGTCAGCACCAAAACCTGCTCTATCTTTATATCCACTAGGTACGGTTACAACACCAGTTCCGTGTGGAGTTAAAGTAATGTCTTTGTTTCCAGCAGTTGTTGAAACATCTTGTCCATTTAAAGTTAAGTCATCAACAACAACACTTGTTAAACTTGTAAGGTCTGTTATTGCAGAACCACCTAATTCAACAGCAGTTCCTCCAATGGTAACACTATCGTTTGCCAATTTAGCATTGGTTACACCAGAGTTTGTAAGTTGAGTTGTTCCAATTGAAGCGTCTTGTACTTTAATTGTAATTGTATTCGCAGTAGCGGCAGTATCAATTGTTCCATCACCTGTAAGTAATAAAGAGTCAGCAGTTGAATAGTTAATTGATGTTCCAGTACTATCAGTTAAAGTTAATGTTGTATCAACATCAGCAAAACCTAATTGTGCTTCTGAACCACTTGCCGAGGTTACTTTTACGAATTGTCCAGCACTTCCAGCACCATCAGGTAATAAAAGTGTAGATGAATTTGTTAATGATAACGGAGCTTTTAAAACAACATTGTTTGAACCGTTGTTTAATGCTTCGTTAAATGTAATTTGACCTGAATCAGTATTTGAGTTACCAAATACCATTTGGTCAATTCTGTTATTTGAATCTGTTGTTATTAATTTTTCTGAACCAACTACACCGTTTGTTGTAGGAAATAAACTTGTAAAATACTTACCACCAATTACATCAATATCATTTGCGTCACCATTTCCATCAACCCCACCTGTACCAGCAAATAATCTATCTCCATTATTTCCAGCAGTTCCAGTTCCATAAGTTAAAGCTAATTCTCCAAGTTTTAGTGTACTAGGAGCGGTTGTGTTAGCACTTCTTTTTATTCGTATTATTGTTGCCATATCTTATTCTCTCTTTTTAAAATGAACCACCATTTAAAGTTATAGAACCTGTTGTAGTTGTGATTTCGTCTCTTACAACAAACTTATCACTTGTTGCAGAATACTGAATCATAGAACCATCAGCCAGGGTAGACGAGTCTACATCAGCTAATAGTCTAAATTTTAATGTTGCGTTGGTTACAGCAGTTTGAGACGCTGCTCCAGCAGGCATAGTAACCGATACTTGTTGAGGTCTACTAATTGTTGAGTCTATTCTAGCTTTTATTTGAGACACTTCTTTTCTCCCTTTATTGTGTTAATATTTATACCAAATGGCAATTCAAATATTAATCAATTTTGAAGTATTTAGAGAATTTAGACGGTAACATTAGGACGAACGGTAATAATACCTTCTATGACTCTGGTTACTACAGAATCACTAGTCCTAGTAACCTCTACATCATAAACATATCTGCTTGGTGCGTCCAAGGCAGCTGTTTGAGCAGAAGTTAGTGATAATGTGATAATTCCTGTAGTCGGATTCGCTACAGCAGTTGTCATTGTAGTCCGTGTCTTTGTACTTTCATACCCTTTAGCCATTTTGGCCTCTACGGTATGACCTGTTAAATCCCAAGCTGCTCCATCACTTCCTGCCAATGTTATATTACTAGAAAATGTAGTGCCTTGGTCTATTCGTAGGTTAGCAATCGCCGCCATCTAATTAACTCTTTTGTTCTGTTTTATTTTCAGTCGTTGTTTCTTTAGGAGCATTGGGGTCAATTCCTAGGAACTCACAAATCTTAGCATTGTAAAATCTTATCAATACCTCAATCTTTTCCGCTTCAATCTCCAGTCTTGCACGATTTTGAACCAATTCCTGACGAGCAATCACATAATTTTTAGTTTTGTCGTCAAATTTCGTTTCATCGTACTCTTTACCATTTATCTTAATAGCCATAATTATTTCTCCTTATATTTACTATTTATACTAATACCTGTATCGTACTTTATTTCTTTTTCATACCAATCCCTAATATCAGGTATCATTCCTTGACTTTCATCTTCAGGAAAAGCTGATATAATAGGATTGTATATATGCTTCTTATCTTTATATACTTCAAAGTAAGGGTCATTACTATACAATAAATTTGGGTCATTTAATAAGTCCCAAAAATTATCTCCATAATCTCTCTCAATCCACTTTGCATAACAAACTGCTACGCAATAACTCTTTGCTGGATATATAAACTTATCTACCCTTTCGTGCCAATGTTTAATGGCAAATCGTACCGTCTCTTGTTCATCCCATATTAAGGATATTTCTTTATCCATTAACATATCCGAGTGAGTAGGATTTAATCTATGGTAGACTTCTTGTTTGATTTTCCATTCTTTCATAGCTTATATACTCCAAATTTCTACAATCTTCCCATTCAGGAATTTTGATATTTAAATAACTTTTTCTATTTACTTTATAAAACTTAATATGATGATACCATCTAAACAATTTTTTCCATTGCAATATCCAATTCTGTATATAGTAATTACTAGGGTGTGTATCTGATTTATAGAAAGGTTGTCCTTTATATACATTATTAAATCCTGTACCCATACTATAGAAGTCGTGTCCAATTAAATATACTTCTTTCATATTATTAATCGTCTTACAAGCAACATAACCACTTGCAGGACCAGTTGCCCAACCAGTTTGTTCTGGATCCTTTATTATGTCTGTCAAATTATAGACATAATCTTTTGTACACCAACTTACACATACCATATTCTTTCCAGTTTCTTTATCATTATATCCGTGTAATACAAATTCATTTGAACCTGCTCTACTATTTTCTATTAGATGACCAGACTTTCTTATTGCTCTTAAATGTCTATAGTCAGGAAAGAAACCTGTTATCATATTCTCAAAATTTTCTTGTGGTATTTTCATCCAATCTCTAAAATAACATTTAGCAGTATAAGAATAACCAGAGTTATAAATGTGGTGCATAACTGGATGGTCAGTTGCAACTAATATATCTGGTGCAAAATCTTTATAAAGAAAATTACAACCTACTATTACTCCACGAGATTTTAAATTTTTTAAATTAAAACCTTTTCTACTTTGACCGTTGCCAATACAAAATGCTCTATTTCCCATATTTAAATTCATAAGTATCCAATAGATACCTATATCCATTACAACCATTATCTAAATCTTTTACATATTGATAATGTTCTGTTAAACAATGTCCTAGATATTCACATTTTTTACATATAGGAGATATTGTTTTTTCTTTTTCTTTTATACACCAATCTTCGTATTCTTTAAAACTATCTAATTCTAAAAAGTATTCTCTATCATCTTTATCAAATTCTAATACAGCAAACTTACCGTTTGGTGTAATATATAAATGGTCATCGCTAAATGCGTTGTATTCTTTATTTAAAGAAGCAATTATTTTCTTTTTATTTACAAATTCATAATCACCTTTCTTACTACCAGGTTCCTGTACTAATAATTCTAAAACATAATCTTCAAATTGTGCGTGGGTTACTCCTTGGTCATTTGCTTGATTAGCACTATAAGGTTTTAATTCTACACTTTTAAAATGAGATTTGCCATTATTTGCTTTTGCAGATTCAAAGTCAATTCTATTAAACATAGTCCACCAATGTTCTTTAGAGTGAGACATTACTTCTTTTGTTCCTAAACATAATACAGAAAAGTCAACTGGCAGTTTTGCCATATTCTCTCTAACTTTATGATAGTCT